CATGATGGCTACAAATAAAAGGATTATGGAAAAGTATTACGAAAAAAAATCTATAAAAAATGGTCTTGTTCGAAATTGCAAAAAATGCAAAACTAAGTTAAGTAGATACAACAACTCAGATATTTGCTCTGTTTGTGAAAAAAATATTATAGAGCATAGTAAAAAAATAATATGGAACTTGCTAAATGAACTTAGCTAGTTTAGTAAAATCAAAAGCAAATAGAGTACTTGGCATCGATGCCTCAACTACATCTATAGCCTTTTGTTTAATGGAAAACTCAGTTCCAATTAAATGGGGGAAAATAAATTTAGCAGGACAAGATATTTATGAAAAAATATACAATGCTAAAGTTAGAATGAATTTAATGTTAAAAGAATTAAAGAGTGATTATATTGCCGTTGAGGGTGCGATACTTGTCAGATCACCAGATGCTGTGATAAAATTATCTTATGTCTATGGGGTTGTTATTGCTGAGCTTATGTCTACTGGCGCTAAGGTTATTACCATTAGCCCATCCTCGTGGCAGGCATTCATTGGAAACAAGAATCCAACAAAAGATGAAAAATCTATTATAAGATTAGAAAATCCTGGGTACGCAGAGTCTTGGTATAAAAATCAATTAAGAAATATGCGTAAGCAAAGAACTGTAGATTATTTTAATAATAAGTATAAACTAGAAATTAATGATTTTGATGTAGCTGATTCTTTTGGCATTGCGTACTACGCCAATAATGTATTGACAAAAAGATAGGTTTTATCTATAATGAAACTATACCAAAGCAAAGAATGGCTATATCGAAGATACGTAGTTCAAAAAAAAAGTGTTACACAGATTGCTATTGAATGTAAAACCTCTGCTATGACCATACAGAGATATTTAACTAAGTTCGAGTTGATTAAGAGGAGATAATGCTTAAGCCAGTATATGAAGATGTAAAAAGCTTTAGCTGTCAGGATTTATATTTACGTTCAGTCGGAGCGCCAGCTGGAATGAAAATATGGGATGCCTGTCATGAAATTGCACACATGCTAATTGAAAAAAATATTTCATACGGTAATTCGGCCCTTGAGCCTGCAAGAATATTTTCAACGGCGGATTCTAAAGAGCAATTAAAGGTCAGAATTGATGATAAATTGAATAGAGTAAGAAACAATAAAGGTTTTGCTGGGGATAATGACATAGATGATTTAATTGGATACTTGATATTATATAAAATAGCTAATTCTAATTGACATTTCAGTCAACTAAAAGTATACTTATGACATATGGAAATTGAATTATCTGATCATTTTGATCGAATGAATAAAGTAGTTGAAGAACTTTTAAAAGGAAGTAATCCTACTCAAATATCTTCATTGACTGGCTTTAAAAGAGCTGAGGTCGTTGAGTATATAGACGAGTGGAAAGCTGTTGTTAGGAATGATTCTACTTCTAGAGAAAGAGCCAAAGAAGCTGTGTCTGGCGCAGACCAACACTATGCAATGCTTATTAAAGAAGCTTGGAAAACTGTAGACGATGCAGATCAGCAAGGTCAATTAAACGTAAAGGCTACTGCTCTAAAGTTAATTGCCGACATAGAGACAAAAAGAATTGCAATGTTGCAGCAAATTGGATTGCTAGATAATCAAGAAATTGCAGATCAAATTGCAGAAACCGAAAGAAAACAAGATGTTTTAGTTTCAATATTAAGGGATGTTGCGAAGGACTACCCAGATATAAGAAGAGAAATTATGAAAAGACTTTCGCAAATAACTGGAGTGGTTGAACCTATAGAGATAATAGAGTCCAAGAATGTCATTTGATTTTTCTGATATCATCGACATGCTTGATGGCGAAGAGTTTGATGAAAAGCCAGTATCGCTAAGAGATTTTGTAACTAATGAAAAATATCTAGGTCTACCAGAACTTTCAGAATATCAATACACATTAATTGAAAAAAGCTCACAGGTGTATAAAGAGTCTACTTTAATAAAACTTTTTGGAGAAGAAGAAGGACATAGAATGTTTAAGCAAACTGCCAACGAGGTAGTTGCTCAGCTAGGAAAAGGATCTGGAAAAGACTACTGCTCAACAATTGCAGTTTCGTATATTGTATATCTATTGCTTTGCTTAAAAGACCCCGCGTCTTATTACGGAAAACCTCCTGGCGATTCGATAGACATTATTAATATTGCCATTAACGCCCAGCAAGCAAGCAACGTATTCTTTAAAGGGTTTAGAACTAGAATTGACAAATCCCCATGGTTTGTTGGAAAATACTCTGAAAAAGCTTCTGAAATAAAATTTAATAAAAATATAACCGTACACTCTGGACACTCTGAGCGTGAGGCTTGGGAAGGCTATAACGTAATAGTAGTTATCCTAGATGAGATATCTGGATTTAGTGTTGAAAATACTACTGGGCATGAGCAGGCAAAAACAGGAAGCCTTATTTATGAAATGTATCGTGCTTCCGTAGACTCTAGATTTCCAGACTATGGCAAGGTAATTTTGCTATCTTTTCCAAGATATAAAAATGACTACATCCAGCAAAGATATGATGATGTTGTGGCAGACAAAGAAGTTGTAGTTAGATCTCATAGATTTAAATTAGAAAAAGATCTACCAGATGGAACTGCGGGTAATGAATTTGATATAGAGTGGGAAGAAGATAATATTATTTCTTATAAGTACCCAGGAATGTACGCACTTCGAAGGCCAACATGGGAAGTTAATCCTACAAGAAGTATAGAGGATTTCAAAATAGCTTTTTACAAGAATGCACCAGATGCTCTTGGAAGATTTGCATGTATGCCTTCAGAAGCAATAGATGCATTTTTTAAATCAAGAGAAAAAATTGAAAAATCATTTAGTAATTTAGGAGTAGCTGTAGATCAATTTGGAAGATTTGAAGATTGGTTTGCACCAGATCCAGATAAAGAATATTTTATTCATGTTGACCTTGCTCAAAAGCACGATCATTGTGCTGTTGCAATGTCTCACGTTCAAAAATGGGTTAATATAAAAGTAACAGATACATATTCTCAGCCTGCACCAATAGTTGAAGTAGATGCCGTAAGATTTTGGACGCCAACTCCAGATAAATCAGTAGACTTTACTGAAGTTAAAGATTATATATTGTCTTTAAAAACTAAAGGATTTAAAATAAGGCTATGCACTTTTGATAGATGGAATTCACATGACATGATGCAGCAATTAAAGCAGTATGGAATAAACACAGAGTTGTTATCTGTTGCTAAAAAACATTACGATGATATGGCAATGGTGGTTCTAGAAGAAAGATTAAAAGGACCACACATTCCTTTGCTTATAGATGAATTGCTACAACTAAGAATTATGAGGGATAAGGTAGACCATCCAAGAAAAGGATCAAAAGATTTAGCAGATGCTGTTTGTGGTTCAATATTTAATGCTATATCTCATACAAGGTTTGATACAAATCAAGAAATAAAAATACATAACTATGAGTCAATGAGTTATGATAATGATTTTGGAGTTACAAAAGAAGAAGAGTACGTTCAAAATATGATAAGAGCTCCCCGAATACCACAAGAGCTCAAGGAAGCAATGGATAGGATGATGATAATATGAGCATGTATCAAGAAAAAGCAAAAGAATGTATATGTTGTGGAAAGCATGTTCCGCTTCCTATTGTTCTTAAAGACTACAATGGTGTAAAGGTTTGTCCAACAACTTATTACAATATAAAAGAATATTCCCGTATCTGGACCAGCATTGGATCAAGACCCGCAGGAGGTATCAGAAAGCATTTTTCGGAATATGTACAATCTTTAGTTGAAATAGAAAAAAGCAATGAATCTGTTTGAAGAAGATGACTCTGCTTTGTTTAAACACTATGTGGAAATTGGTGCAATAGATTTTGTTGGAGTAGAAAAAAATGGCGAAGCCATTTATAAAGTAAATGAAATTGCTAAAGACATTGCTCCAGAATTATGGAAAGCTCATACAGATTACATTGATGAAACATTAATTGGGCTATACAAAGAAAATTTAATTTCTGTTTCCTATAACGAAAATCTAGAAGCTACTTTTAGCGCAACCCCAGAAGGCTTAAGGCGTTTAAAAAAACACTACGGAATTGTTCCAGAAAGAGATTCTAAAGATGATAATTCTTGGGGTTAACGAAACCTCACACGATGCTTCTGTTTCTTTAATAGAAAATGGAAAAATTATTTTTGCGGGACACGCAGAAAGATATAGCAAGCAAAAGAATGATTGGTATATCAATGATAGTTTAGTTAATGATGCTTTGTCATATGGTGCACCTGATGCTATAGCTTACTACGAGAAACCCTTTCTAAAGGCCTCTAGGCTATTTTTAAAGGGTGGTGTAGGGGACTGGAAGCCAAGGTTTAATATAGAAGGTATCCCAAGAAAATCATTTAGCCATCATTACTCACACGCATGTGCTGGATATTATACAAGTAGCTTTTCTGACGCAGCAATTGTAGTTTTAGATTCAATTGGTGAATATAATACTTCTACTATTTGGGTAGGAGAAGGTGAAAAAATAAAATTAAAATTTAAACAAAATTACCCAGTAAGCTTTGGATTATTTTACTCAGCCTTTACCCAGTTGGTCGGGCTTATGCCAAATCAAGAAGAGTATATTATGATGGGGATGGCGGCCTACGGAGATTGGACAAAGTATTATAAGCAAGTAGATAATTATTTTCCTAGATATGATAAACAAAAATACAATTTTCACAAAGGAATTACTGATTGGGGATGGGTTTCAGAGAAGGACAAGTTTGATATTGCGGCAGCAGTTCAGGTAGTTTACGAACAAAGACTTATAGACTTTATGCGGCATGCAAAAAGTTTAACGAAAAAGAAAAATTTAGTTTTTATGGGAGGCTGTGCGCTAAACTGCTCAGCAAATACTAAGTTGTGGGAAATATTTAATGATGTGTGGATAATGCCTAACCCAGGAGATTCTGGAAGTTCTTTAGGTGCAGCAGCGGCTCTTTATGGAAAGCATTTAGATTGGCAGACTCCATACCTAGGATACGATTTGGGCGGGGAGTACCCAGTCAACAAAATAATTAAAGGTTTAGCTGACAACAAAATAGTTGCAGTTGCCTCTGGAAGAGCAGAGTTTGGTCCAAGGGCTTTGGGAAACAGAAGCATACTTGCAGACCCAAGAGATCCAGACATAAAAAACAAAGTAAATTTAATAAAAAAAAGAGAATCATTTAGGCCTTTTGCCCCAGTTGTGATGGAAGAGCATGCCAACAAATGGTTTGATATTAATTTTAGTTCTCCGTATATGCAATACGCAGTTAAATGTTTAAGGCCAGACATAATACCGTCTGTTGTGCATGCTGATGGCACATCTAGGATTCAGACGGTTAATAAAAATCAGCACCCAGGTCTTTACGAAGTACTACAGAAATGGCTGGATCTAACTGGGGTTCCAATTTTATTAAATACTAGCTTAAATGTTAAAGGCCAGCCTTTAATTAATGACGAAAAAGACATATCGGAATGGGAAAAATATTACCAACATCAAATAATTTCATAGTGGTATAATGGGTATATGTTGATACATAAGGGAAAATGGATAAAAAAAGCTGAAGACGTTACTTGCTCTATGCTTTGGAAAGAATGGTCTTCTGGTTTCCCTGATGATCCGTTGGTTTTAATAGCAAAAGAAAGAATTTCAAAATACACCAGAGAAGACTGGGACGAAATGATTAAAGAAGCACACGAATTAAACGCATATCTTGCAGAGTGTATTAATAATAAAGTGCCAGTAGAAGACCCTAAAGCAGAGCATGGATGGGATATGTTTGTAGATCATTTTGTTAAATGGTTTTTCCCAGTAAATGAAGAGTATTTAATAAGACTTAGATTACAAACTCAAGTAAATAAAAAATATGCTTTATTTTTTGAAAAGCAAGCCCCAGGACTAAACTCATACCTTTTGAAATGCTCTAAAGCTTATGCTTATAAAAGAAAAGATGCCTGGGATAGTTTGTCGACAAATAAAATATGAAAGAAAGCTTTTCTCCAAAACCTGTTAATATTGATAATATTACAAAACAAATAGGTACAGGTATCGACAACATAAAAGTTTTTGAAAATTATTTAACTGATAAAGAATCTGAAACTGCAATGTCAATTATTTCAAGGTATAAGGTAAAAGAAGGAGTAAATCATTCTTACCCAATACATACCTTAGAAGAATATACACCTTCGCAAGAAGAGCTATTATTTACCAAAATAATGAGAAAAAAACTTATTCATAAAGTAACTCTAGAATACAAAATGAAATTTGTACAAGATAAACCTTTTCTGTATATAGTTCATCCAACTGGAACTTATATTGATCCGCACACAGATATATTAGACATAGATGAGCCAGATTATGAAAACGATACTTATGAATCTCAAATAGAAAAATATCCATATTTATGGAGTGGTCACCTGTCTGTACTTGCATATTTAAATGATGATTATGAAGGTGGGGAACTGTATTTCCCAGATTTTAATTATAGCATTAGGCCTAAAAAGAATATGCTAATTCTTTTTCCAGGAAATACTCATTACGTTCATGGTGTTTCAGAGATTACTTCTGGAACTAGGTACACTATTTCTCAATGGACTCAATTCTCAGAATTTAATAAGAAATGAAGCCTATGAAGTTTCATTGGATGCACACGTTTGACTACGGAGATTCAGAAACTGAATTAGTTCAAATGGCAAGAGATTTAGAAAGAGCAAGAGCTTATTCTGTTTTATTAACATATGCTATAATTTCAACAGACTATGTTCCATTTTTGCAAAGCATGATAAGAGTATCAAAAAACCTTAAGTTTATGATGGCGTTTAGGGCTTATACAATGAGTCCAGAGTATGCAATTAGGTTTTTTAATACAATGAATGTTCACTATAAAGATAGGGTAACATTTAATCTAGTTGCTGGAAAAATGCTTGAAGATGAACAAAAAGAAGCAATGGATATGTATAATTTTGACGAGTCTTTAATAAGTACTGTCGAAAAAAGAATAGAGCTTGCGAGTAAGTGGGCAGATAAATTTTTTAATAAGATAGGTGATCAAGCGCCAATTTCTTATACAATTGCAAATTCTCCAATGACAATTGACTTGGCTAATAAATGGACAGACTATGCTATTGTACATGAGAGTAGGCTAGAAGAATCAGTTAATGAATTAAAAAATACTAAGATAGTATTAACTATTGACCCTTTAATTAGGGAAACAAAAGAAGAACTTGATCAAGATATAGCATATCACTATCAAGAGTGGACCCCTAATAAATTTGAAAAGCCTTATGTTTTAGAAAAAAGAGAGCATTTAATACGTGGAAGCATGGAAGAGGTTAAGCAGCAAATTAGAGATATATCTAATAAGTATGGGGTAGAGGATTTTATGATAGTCACAAGCCAAAAAGACATATCTAGCCTTTTGAGACTTATGAAAGAA